GAAAAAAACGTCTCCGCGCCCTCGCCGAATGGTCCTTCGGCGGGGGCGAGCGATATTGCGGCGCCTGTCAAACGCAGTGCGAAGACTGCCCCGCACGGCTGAACCGACCTGCAACGTTTGAAGGCTGGCAGGTCTGGGACCTTGTCGGCCGCCTCGGCGGCCAACTTCGCGTGCTGCCCGGCGCGGTGATCGGCTGGGACATGTCAGCGGCGTTGGCGCTTGGTGATGCGCTGGGCGTGCCGCCACTGGCCATGGCGGAACTGCTGCCGGTCATCGAGGCGGTGATGGTCACCAAACTCAACGAACAGATGGATCAATCTCATGGCAGAGAAACGGGTTAGCGTCCGGCTTGCGGCGGTGGGCGGGCGCCAGGTGCGTGCCGAACTGGAAGGCGTCGGCGAGGCAGGCGCGCGGGGTTTTGGGCGGCTGTCGCGCGAAATGGACATGGCGAATGCGCGCGTTGCTGCTTTTGCGCGTCGTGCGACGGTGGCAGCTGCGGCGGCCACTGCGGCGCTGGCGGCGGCGGGCGCGGCGATGATCCGCTCTGGCTTACAAACCATCAGAGCGGCGCATCACGATCATCCCCGATCTTGAATTGGGGCAGATTGCGAACCGGTTCGAGGGCGCGGCGACAGCTGCGACGACGGCCGCGCAGGCCGCCTTTGATCGGGCCTTCGAGGACAACCCGCTTACCGCGCCCGATCTCGGGCTGAATGAGGCTGCCATCCGGGCGATGGAAGCCGCGAATGGTTATCGGGAAACCGCGCGTGATCTGGCCGAGTCTGCACGGGCCCCGCTGGCAAGTTGGCAGGCGCTGCGGGATGCGGTGCGGGGCGCGGGCGAGGATGGCGCCGATGCTCTGAGCGATGCCACCGCGGCGGCAGATCAGTTTGAAACGGCACTCGATGGGGCCGAAACTGCAGCCAAAAAAGCGGGTGCCGCTGCGGCGAAGGCCGCTGCCGCAGCCAAACCCGATGCCAAGGAGGCGGTGACCGGCTGGCAGGCGGTTACCAGGGCTCTCTCGGAGTATGCGACCAAGGCGCAGGAGATCGGTGCTGACATCGGCGATGCTCTCGTGGGCGCCTTCCAGTCGGCTGAGAACGCCGTGGCTCAGTTCGTGAAGACCGGCAAACTGGACTTCCGCGATCTGGTCACCTCGCTGATTGCTGATCTGGCGAGGATTGGCGCGAAAAAGTTCATCCTCGGGCCGATCGCCAACGCGTTGTCTGGGGCGCTTGGCGGGCTCGGTGGCAAAGCGGGCGGGGTCTTTGCGAATGTCCTGCATGCGGGTGGGATCGTCGGAGCGCCTGGTCCTGGTCGAATGGTTCCCGCGATGGCGTTTGCCACAGCACCCCGCATGCATTCTGGCGGCTGGGCGGGCATCAAGCCCGACGAGGTTCCGGCGATCCTGCAACGCGGCGAGCGGGTGCTTTCGCGGCGTGAGACTGCAGGCTACGGCCAGGGGCAAGCGTCCGCGCCCATCGTCAATGTCACCATCATGGCTCGCGATGCCGAGAGCTTCCGCCAATCGAGAACGCAAGTCGCCTCCGACATTGCCCGTGCCGTCGCTCTCGGACGGAGGGGCATGTGATGGCGTTTCACGAAATTCGGTTTCCGGACGATATCAGTCGCGGGGCGCGGGGCGGGCCGGAGCGGCGCACGCAGATCGTCGAATTGGCGTCGGGCAGTGAAGAGCGCAACGCCAGCTGGGCAAACAGTCGCCGCCGTTATGATATCGCCTATGGCATCCGCCGCGCCGACGATCTGGCGGCGGTCGTCGCCTTTTTCGAGGCGCGGAACGGGCGTCTGCACGGCTTTCGGTTCAAGGATTGGTCGGATTACAAATCCTGCCTGCCGTCGCAAACCATAGGGGCGACAGACCAGGTAATCGGCATTGGCGACGGCACGACGACGACATTCCAACTGCTGAAGCGTTACACTTCTGGCGCGCAGTTCTGGACCCGTGCCATTACCAAACCGGTGGCGGGCAGCGTGCGCATTGCGCTGAACGGTGCAGAGCAGCCGACGGGATGGACAATGGACGCCACCAGCGGCGTCATCGTTTTCGTCACCGCACCAGCGCTGGGCGTCGCGGTCACCGCTGGCTATGCATTCGACGTCCCGGTGCGGTTTGACAGCGACCTGCTCGACGTGACCCTCGACATCGAGCGGCTGGGTTCGATCACTTCCGTCCCGCTGGTGGAGATCCGGCTCCCTGTTGCAGTGCAACTGCCAGTGCCCGAACCGGAGCCGGAACCGGTAACCTTCACCTGGGATGACGTATTCACGGATCACAGTGCGCGGGTGGGCGGCGCCGACTGGACCGGCTGGGGCACCAGCACAGAACAACCCGCCGAGGTGCCGCTGGAATTCTTCCTGCGCAGCGTCTTGCCAGTGCTGCAGCCGGACGGGGCGGTTCTTGTCCTCGAAAGCCCGACCGGCACGATGCATCTGCGCGGCCGCATGCAGCCACCGCCGCGCCCCGTGCTGACCAACTGGACGCTGGATCTGGCCGATACCATGGTGGAGCGCGGAAAGACTGGCACCCATTGGGGCCAAATCCATCTCTGGGGCGAGGTGGTCGAGGCCCCGTCTGAGTCACCACCCTCGGTGGGTGTTGCGGCACCCATCGGGGCCACCCAGCTGACCTTGAAGGACGATGCCGACACAGCCACCTTCCTCGCCACCGCCGGTCCCGGGTCAATTGCCGTGGTGCGCACCAACGCAACGGCGCCCGATTACCACCCGGGGGAAAGCCGCGAGATCATTTACATTTCCTCGGTCAATGAGCGCACTCTGACCCTGTCACGCCCGTTGGTGATCGGCGTGCCGGTGTCCAACCCGCTGGATTATCCCGGCGAAACCGATGATCCCTCCACCGTCACCCTGCTGGTCGGCTCGCTGCTGGCCACCGCTGCTGCCGAGGCCGCAACGCAGATCGCGCTGGTTGATGCCGGGGGTCTGGCCGTCGGGGACTGGGTCTATCTCTCGACCTCGGAACTGCCCACGCCCACTGGCAACCAGTTTGCAGGCACGCTGGGGGCCATCCTCGATCCCGGCCAGGATTTTGGAGACATCCTGATCAATGAGGAAATCCACCGGATCACGGCGATCACCGGCAATACGCTGACGCTGGCCGAACCGCTGGGCAAGAACAAGCTGACCGCCTGGAATGCTGCCTGCGTCAAGATCGACCCGATCGAGAATGTCACGATCAAAGGCGGGCAGTTCCTCGGTCAGGAGGACGGCAGCAGTGCCGAAGCCTGGGAGCATCAGTATATCTGGGCCCGTTATTGCGTGAACTGTACGATCTCTGATGCCACGTTCGACACCGACCCGGCCCGCAGCCTGGCGGTGCGCCGGATCGGCCAGGCGGTGCGTTCCGACACCGGTGCGGGCAATCTGATCACCCGCCTGACCATCGCGCAAGGCGGCAGCATCACAGCCGGTGAAGGTTATGGGGTCTCCCTGAGACGTGGCGAGCGCAACACAATCGTCTCGCACACCGATATCGAGAAGTGCCGCCATTCCATCGAGCTCTGGAGCACCACAGCGGGCTGCATTGTCGAGCACAACACCGTGCGCAACGACACCTCGAGCAGCCTCGACACCCATGGAAGCTGGAACAAGGGGGTGATCATTCGCAACAACACGATCTCGAACGATGGGTTGCTGCTGTCGCCCGATCTCGGCGACCGGCCCGATGCAATCCGCATCGGCAACAACAAGTTCTGGTTCGACGAGGACATCCAGGTCCTGAACAACACGGTGACCGGCTATCGCGGCAATGCGATCAGCATCGTGCCCGGATCGCGCAATGTCACCGTCGACGGGCTCGATTGCGACGACATCGACCGGATCCTGTCGATCGGCCGCAACAGCCGCCATCCAAGCCTCTATTCCAGCGACATCGTGATCCGCAATGTCACTGCCGACGATGTGCGGGACCGGTTGGCGGAGGTCGACAACACCTCCGACAGCCTCCACGTCAAACGCCTGACGCTGGAGAACTGGACCGTGGGTGGCACTGGCCTCGGCACGATCAATGACCCTGGCATCCTGAACTTCCGGCTGTTCTGGATCGAGAATCTGGTTCTGGACACCATCAACCTCGAAGCGATCCACACCCAGCAGTTCCACTATGCCTGGCATTTTGAAGATGTCGCGGGTCTGACCATCACCGATTGCGTCCAGACGGGCGGCGAACGCGGCATCCGCGCGACGCGCACAAGCGGTATTTCCGGGGACATCACAATCAACGGCCTCACATCGACCACGCCGCAGGTCTTCCGCCAGATCGGAACCTGTGCAGGGGCGCTGACCGTCACCCACGACGCCTCTTACACGCCGGTGATCGATGCGACCGACGTCGCCATCACGCTGGTCCCGGCATGATCCGGGGCGTTACCCCCGTGCTCACGCGCCACTGACACCAAACCAAATTCAGGACCAAAGCCATGAACGACGAAAGCAGTTTCGTCGCGGCAGTGTTGCGCGAGCTTGCCGCGTCGACCGCCGTGATCCTTGCCGCCTGGGGGGCGCTTGGCGGCGCGACCAACGCCCTGACCACGCGGATGCGCTTGCGCGATGCCCTGCGCCACATCCTGCTCGGCGGGTTGATCGCGGCGGGGATGGGCAGCCTGTCGATGGCGCTCATTGCCGCCTGGCTGGATCTGCGCCCCGAGGCGATCCCCGCCGGGGGCGCGGCGGGCTCAGCCGCCTATCTGGTCGGTGTCTTCGGGCCCGCCTTCATCGAAGTCGTCCTTGCCCGGCTGCGTGGCGGCAAGGGGGACGATCCCGATGCATGAACTTTTCCGCCTTGCGCGCTCGCTTCGCTGCGACTTTGCCGACCCCCGGCAGACCTTCGCCCACCGCCTGCGCATCGGCCTTGCCGTCGCAGCCCTGATCCTGATTTTCTCCCTGATCGGATAATCCCATGCATACGACGGACCGCGGGCTTTTGGCCCTCATCCGGCACGAAGGTCTCGTGCCCGGACCTTACCGCGATGTCCAAAACGTCTGGACGTTTGGCATTGGCCACACCGTCGCGGCCGGCCCCCCCGATCCGGCGCTGATGCCACGCGGGATGCCCGCCGATCTCGACGCCGCGATCCGCGAGGCGTTTCGGGTCTTTCGCGCTGACCTTGTCCGATACGAGACCGAGGTTCTGCGCGCGGTGCAGGTGCCGCTGCAACCCCACGAGTTCGATGCGCTGGTGTCGTTCCACTACAACACCGGCGGCATCGCCAGGGCGGCGCTGACCCGGCATCTGAACGCGAGCCACCGCGCCGCTGCCGCCGAGGCCTTCATGGGCTGGCTCCGGCCCGCCGCGATCCGGACGCGCCGCGCGGCCGAGCGTGATCTGTTCCGCCACGGGCGCTATCCGACCGGAACGATCCCGATCTGGGCGGTGGACCGCAACGGGCGGGTGGATTTCTCTCGACCGATCCGACGACTGAGCGATGCCGAAGCACTGGCGTTTCTCGCATTTCCGGCACCCGTCCCGGCCTTGTCGTGGTGGCAAAGGCTGTTGCAGCTTCTTTCACGAAAGGAAAAACCATGAACTGGACCCTTGCGCGCGGGCTCGTGTATCTGGCCTGCCTCGGCGCCTCCGGCCTTGCCCTCTCGGGACTTGCGGATTTCGATCTGGTCACCGGCACACTCGATATCCGGCCCTTCAACCTTTACGCCTTGACCGGCTCGACCGGTGGTGTCGTCTCATCGGTGCTGGCCTCGGTCGCGCTCTGGCGCGGATGGGGGCGGAAGTGAAGGCCCTGTCGTCCGAACTGCTGGCTCATCTCAGTGAGGGCACGACCACGCTCGCCTGGTGCTGGCGGATCGCCCGCGCGGACGGCGTGACACTGGGCTTTACCGATCACGACCGGACGCTGGTGTTTGACGACACCGCGTTCGAGCCGGAAAGTGGATTTGCCGCATCAGAGGTTCGCTCGGGTTCGGACCTGTCTGTCGATGCGCAGGACGCCGAGGGTGTGCTGACTTCGGATCGGATCACCGAGACCGACATTCTCGATGGGCGCTGGGACAATGCGACGGTCGAACTCTGGCGTGTCAACTGGGCCGACACCGCCCAGCGCGTGCTGATGCGCCGCGGCGCCATCGGCCAAATCCGCCGCGGGCGCCTCGCTTTCGTGGCCGAAGTGCGCTCGCTGGCCCATGTTCTGGGTCAGACGGTCGGGCGGACATACCAGGCGAGCTGTGATGCCGCGCTTGGCGATGCGCGCTGCGGGGTCGATTTGCAGAACACGGCGTTCAAGGGCAGCGGCGCGGTCCTCGATGTTCTGCGTGACCGGGCCTTCACGGTTTCTGGCCTTGGTGGCTTTACCTCCGGTTGGTTCACATTCGGCACTGTCGATTGGATAGATGGTGACAATGCCGGGCGGCGTACCGAGGTGTTGAGCCATGATGTCACCGAGGGTATCGCGGTGCTGACCCTGCTCGAAGCGCCGGTTCGCACCATCGCTGAGGCTGACACCTTCACCATCCGCGCAGGCTGCGACAAGCGGATCGGGACCTGCGGCGCGAAGTTTGTAAATACCATTAACTTCCGGGGCTTTCCACATAAGCCCGGTCAGGATGCAGTTCTGCGCTATGCCACCACGGATGGCGGGCACGAGGGGTCGGTGTTGTGAAGGTTGCCGATCCCAAGCGCGTCGTCGCAATCGCCCGGTCCTGGCTTGGCACGCCGTACCATGATCAGGCCAGCCTG